CCAGAATCTTTCGCATTCATTTTCAAGTTTACTTATTACCTTTTCATTACGTGGTGTATTGAAAATCCTGTAATCATCAATATCAATGAGTGAAGCAATATCTGCATCTTCAAATCCTGTACAAGCTAATTGATGTTGAACTTGTAAAAGATATTCAATGGGTGCATTGTCACTGCCTTCCTCACCCCATCTATGTTTTAAAAAAGCGGTAGAAGTTTTGCATTCTATAATCTTTCTTACTCCAATAACGACTCTATCTAAATGACACATCATAAATGGTAAAGTAGGGTGATATATTGTTTTATTGACACGTTTTAACTTAACGCCTTTTCTACGCATATATTCACGGGAAATAGTTTCTTCATGTGCATGACGTAAATGTAATTTATCATCGGTTAGTATGGATGGCTCTTCCATTCTTCCTGTTTTAATTAACCATAATTCATAAGGTGTACGATATGGACTTAATCCCATGACTGCTGCGCAATCTGTTGCTCCTAAACCATTTTTTCTGTTTTCTTGCTGTTCTACTGTAAGCATAGTAATTACCTCTTAAATTAATAAATCTATATCAATTAATTAAATTGATAAACGTTGATTATCATCATGAATAATATGTTCTCTATCAGATACAAAATATTCACATTCATTGAAATTCAATACACTTAATCTTTCTGATAATATTTCATCCATATAGGGTTTAAGGTATTGCACTATTCCTTCTCTAAAAGATTCTGACATATCGAATAAGTACTCTTTTGTATAAGACTCATTTAGATGTTTAACCAAAGAAGGAATTATGTGACTTAAAAAGAATGGATTATCTGGGCCTAGTGTTTCAATTGCTTTAGCATCATTGATAGCAATTATATGAGAGGCAAGTTGTTCATATTCAAAGTCGCTTATTTCACCTAGAACATATTGTTTATAGAATGCACTAAGAGAGCAATTGGCAGATACAATACTATCAGCAATATTTGCAATTAATTTATCCATTATTCAATCCTCCCTGATTGAGTAGAATAGGCTTTACATAAAGTGTTGTCTTCATGCCATTGTTCACACATTGGACAATATATATCCTCTGCGCGATACGGTAAAAAATAATCCTTTTTTAAAGCTTGCTTTTCGTGAACAAGCGGTAGTATATTACAGTTTATCATAACAGTTAGTCTCCAAAGGTTAAGTGTTTATGGTACAGAACTAGCAAGTTGGCGCTTGTTAGTTCTATTCTTTTTCTTTCATAATTATTACCTCTTTTTTAAGTTAATTTAATGTTACTCTTTCTTTTCCTCTCTTTGCGGTCCAAGCTTATCACTGTTTTTAGTGATGTGTTTTTCTATTAATTCCTTTAAATACGTTTGCATCGATACATCTTTCAACACTGCTAATATCTTTAATGACTGCCATACCTCTCTTGATATAGACGTTGTTACCTTTACGTTCTTCTTTACTGTCATTACCTTTCTCCTATAGTGTTTATAATATATAATTATATCTTTATATCATTAGTTGTCAAGTGTTTTTTTACTAAATTTAAAATTATTTTATTCATAGAAGTGTCTTTCTTAACGCATAGAATTTTTAAAGCTTGAAAAATATCTTTATCCATACTAACCAAGAACCTCTTCTTACATTTACTTTCACTTTTTTGTTTTTTAACAATCACTTGTGTTCTCCTACAAAAATATATATGATTTATATAAATATATAAACATATATTTATATATCAGTCAACACTTTTTATTAAATTATTTTCCAAGGAAGGAGATTAAAGTATGACCAAGCACCAACAGTACTCAGCAATAAAAAGATTAATAGAATCATTAAATGTTTGTTTTTTAAACAAAAAAGATTACGAAAAGTTTATAAAAGAATTGGCGAACATATTAGAAATTTAGTAGAGTATTTCACTTAAGGTTATTGGGGGAGATTACCCGTCCCCCCCAATGGGTCTTGCTTACTCTCTAAAGTCGACAAAACAGACAAGAGATATTTTAGAGAGAGCAACGGAAATGTCAACTAAATATCTTGAGAATTTTAAAAATGTATAATAAGAAACCAGTTATACCCTTCGGAAAGAAGTTCGCAGAGATTCAAAGCAAAGGCTGTCGTTCAGATAAACCCCTTCATATTGTGATAAGCCCTAATTCATGGGAACATGGGAAAGATTTAGAAATCATTTACCCACAGCATGTATTAGTCGTTCCGCCGAATAAGTGGATTTTTGATCTTTTTTTGCCCGTGAAAGGATGTGAAGTGTTTTTGTACTCTTACGGATTAAAGGGAGGAATTGAAGATGTATTGTCTACAGATTACGTGATTTATATTTTTAAAGAGGGAGCTATTAAAGTCACTTTAATACGATTAGATTATAATGAATATCTTCAAAAATATATAGTTTATGAAACTTTAACAATAGATAAGGATATCTAAGTATGAAAAAAGACAATGATTCTATTACGTTTTCAAATTTTTTAAGTAACATGCCACACAAAAAAGAACAATACGAAAAAGAACTGGAAGAGAAAAAACGATTAGATTTAAAAGAAGAAAATTACGATAAAGCAAAAGAAATTGAACAAAAATTAAACATTATTCCTTTAGGCGGTTCAGATGAACCACTTATTGATACACTGGAACTTATGAAATTCTCCAAAGAAAATTTACCGAATATCGTTTTCGCAATGGAACCGTGGCTACCTATTAAGGGTATATCTTGGATTATTGCCGCGAGAGGGGTAGGAAAATCTTTGTTTAGCATGAATATTGCGTATGCAATTGCAAATGGGGGAAGTTTTTTAAAGTTTACATGTCCTCTTCCTAGGCGCGTGCTCTATATCGATGGAGAAATGAGTCATTTATTGTTACAAAAAAGATTTAGAGAAATAATAAGAGAGCAAGGAGAGTTAATTTTTCCAGATAATTTTCATTTTTATACCCCAGATTTATACCCTAATCATAAACTTCCAAAAATTTGTAATCCATGCGGTCAAAATTATTACACACGTTTATTTGTAGAAAAGAATTTCGATGTTGTTGTTTTTGACAATTTAGCAACACTTGCACAGATAGATGAAAATAATGCTAATGACTGGTACCCCGTACAAGAGTGGTTATTAAAATTACGTTCATTAGGAAAAACTATAATTATAGTTCATCACACCGGAAAAAATAAACGAGAATATCGCGGCACTTCACGCCTTTTAGATGCGGCAGATTCTGCTATTTTATTAACAGATATTCAAGATGATACCAAAGATAAAACAGACTATAGAAAACGCTTAGAGGTATCTTTTGATAAAAATAGAAACTTTTACGGAAAAGAGGCGGAGTCTTTTGAAGCTATTTTTCATGATGAAAAATGGACAGTTCAAGAAATTGAAGTAAGTGAACTTCAAATCGTAGTGGACAAATATCACTCAAATATGTCTCAACGAGAAATAGCCAACGAATTAAAATGTTCTCAAAGCAAGGTTTTTAAACTCCTAAAAAAAGCAAAATCACTTGGTTTCATCAGAGATGACGGTCAAAAAAAATAATAAGTTTTTTACCTTAAATTAAAAATTTTTGATTACTTTTTTGATTTGACTACTTTTTAAACAATTTTTTTATGCCTCAATTTTAACCTATAAATCAATTTATGTAATATTTTTAAATATTGATCTTTATCACTTTGGTCAAACTTTTATCTATTTTGCCTTCCCACCATGAGTTTTTTTGATGACCTGGCGCTCTGGTGCTCTTAGTAATCAAAAAATAAATAATCGCGCAGTGACGCGGAAAAGTGTGATTACTCCCTAGTAATCACTTGTAATCAATATTGCGCACACTTTGAACACTTGATTACTTTGATTACTCTTTGATTACTCTTAGTAATCATAATAATAATAATAATATCATATATTTATATATATATGATTACTATAAATCAGTATGTCCCATGTCCCCGAAAAAAGGCCTGTATAAACTTTGATCAGTGATTACTAGAGTAATCACTTTTTTTTTAATCGGACTTTTACGTTTAAATTTTGTACAGTTTGAGTTAATTCGTTGATTGCCCTCTTGAAGACCGATTTTGCTTTTAAAAAAAAGGGAAAAGTTAGAAAAAAAAGCCCCGCGCGCCGCATTTGTGTATAATTAGGGCTTTAAAAGGAGTTTTGTAATGAAAATGTCATGGAGTGCGCAAAGGGATAAGATACACGACTTAATTAAAACGATTTCTAGGCGTTTTTGTGGAAATGGTGCTGATGTAGATGATTTCGTTAAAAGTGTCGTAAAACGTTACTATGAGCGTTTAAACGTGCCTCTTGAGTGTTTCTTGAAGTTGGAAGAAGAAACTCGGTTCATGGATTATAGGAAATGTTCATTAAATAGTCATTTTGAAGATAAACAATAGGTTTGGAGGGTAGATTACCGTAGTTAAATATTTTGGCAGTCTGTTTTGGTTTGCTAACAAACAAGGGAAGTTATGATAGGACGAAAGAAAAGCAGACTGCCTAGATTAGGTTACTAGCAATTGGAAGATATCGCAATATGTTCTACGTGGAACATTATGTGTTGCCAAAAGGGGCAGAATCATACAAAATTAACCAATCTTACCCCTTTCCATTGACAAGGAAGTCGATGCAGAAAATACCCACAGAGTACCAAGAATGCTTGGCGTTAATGCAATGGGCATCCTTACATCCGCTAATAGGTGAATATCTTATCAAACATGCAAACGAAGGGTTGCGAAGTCCAAAGACAGGATTTTTTCTAAAGCGCATTGGCCTACGCCCTGGATTGCCAGATTATCAACTACCTATAGCGAATAACAATTGGTCAGGTCTATGGATTGAGATGAAAAGACGGCATCTTCATGATAAAAAAAAGCTTGAAACACAGGAAGCATGGCTTGTAAAACTCTTAAAAGTCAGGCAATATGCAACTTATGCGTACGGCTGGGAACACGCAGTTAGTATAATTGAAGATTATATTAACAATAAAATTTAATTGGATAAAAAAGGACTCATATGGAATATTTATTTGAATTTTTGATATTTGTTTTTATTGGTTTTTGCTTGGGTTATCTTCTTGGTTTTTTCCTTAATGCTAAATCACATTTTGCTTATTTCTTAACTACTTTACGTGAAGATATCCATAATTTTTATGTTAAACTTGATAATATTCATGATATTGTCAAGAAATGATTTTCCTTGAGTGTGTGAGAAGACCTTATAAGTTCTATCCTGTAGACTTATAAGTTTTTTGCCCCTTTAATGTCCTTGAGGGGCTTTTTTTTAATGGAAAATTATGTTATCAATTTAAGGAATGTCGATGGTTTCAAGATGCTGTAAACATGATTTTATTTATCGTTTCGAGTTTGATTCTTATGTGTGTGAGAAGTGTGGAAAGATATGCGCAGTTTCGACTTTTGTAGAAAAGGATGACTACAATGACACCAGAAATAACACCAGAGATGAAATCGAATTTAAAGAGTTTATTGATAAGACATGAAGCATTAAAAAAATATCCATATACTGATACGGTGGGAAAAATAACCATTGGTATTGGTAGAAATATATCTGATGAGGGTCTTTCTCTTTCTGAAATTGATATTTTATTTTTCAATGATGTTGATTGTTATTATCAATTTTTATCTAGTTATCCATGGTTCAAACAATTGAATGAAGCGAGACAATTAATCCTTATTGATATGTGTTTTATGGGAATAAAGCATTTTCAAGAATTTAGAGAAATGATTAAAGCATTAAACAATCGTGATTATGAAACGGCTGCTCAAGAAGTATTAAATTCTGAATATGCGAAAGAAGTACACGGAAGAGCAAATGATATTGCTGAGGTTCTACGGACGGGAGAAATATCTTGGATTACAAATCAATCAGTAGTTTAGTTGCTAAATATGCACCTGTTCTTGGGGAAGTAGTAGGTGCTGCTAATCCTTTGGCAGGCATTGCAGTTAATCTCATTGCTAAAGTATTTGGTGCTAATATTAATGATGAGCAGGATATTATAAATAAAATCACTAATGACCCTACTGCTGCTATTAAGCTTCGTCAACTGGAATTAGAAAATCAAGAGCATCTTGTGCAGGCAAGTGTGAGCGACAGGATGAGCGCCAGAGATCGTGAAGAAGAAATTGTAAAAGCAACAGGTAAAAGAGATTATGTACTTGATGTAATCGCTATCATGGTAGTGCTTGGTTATTTTATGGTGTGCTTTACGGTTTTATTTATGCACATTAACAATAGTTCGCCGCATGAGATTTTGTACATGCTAATAGGGCAGCTCACTGGTGCTTTTTTGATGGTGTTAGGCTATTATTTTGGTGGAAGCTTGCCTACTTTTAAATCTAAAGTATAATAGGAGAACATTATGAAGGCTTGCAAAGATTGCATGAAAGGCAAATGTACTAAACATAAAAGGAAAAAATAATGACTCTATTATCTATCTATACCCCTCCGCAGGCGATTAATTTTCTCATTTGTATACATTGTGGTGGGACGGGAAAAATTCTAGGCGGTGTAAAAGTTGGCAAAGATTGTATTGAATGCTTTGGCACGGGTGAAATGGATGCTAAACCTAAGATTGATAAAGCTAGTCATCATTATAAAAATGCTGTTAAGAAGATTAGAAAATTAAATAAAGTTTCAAATGAGGAAGCGGAACGAATTTTTGAAGAAGAATATCAAAAGTTAGAGGAACATTAAGAATGCATGTTGATTACTCGCGAGAAATTGCGGAAGATATAGCGTTAAAAGTTTCTACCTCTAATAAAGGTATAAGACAGCTTTGTAAAGAAAATCCTCACTGGCCAGTTGCAAGCACTATATTTCTTTGGAGAATAAGAATACCAGAATTTGCAGAGCTTTATAAAATAGCTAAATGTAATCAAGTCGAATTGTTAATTGATGAGATTCTCGATATTGCCGACGATACACTCCATGATACACGTGTGAATTTAAGTGGTAAGGAATTGGCAAACAGTGAATGGATAAATCGATCTAAACTTCGAGTTGATACGCGAAAATGGATTGCTGGAAAGCTGGCGCCACGTCTTTACGGTGAGAAACAAGAGGTTAAACAAGAATCAACTATTAACTTAGAAGTTAATGAAGTAAAGGATTACATTGAATCTCGAAAGCAAAATATATAAACCCGACAATAAGATTTATGTTAAAGCGGAATTGTTGGGGTCATTACGTTTATTCACTGAATATTTTTATTTCAAGCGTACAGGTAGAGAATTTTATATCCCTTCTCCGCCAGGACGAGAATCACATTACATCACTGTCTTTAGAGAATTGGTTAAGGTTCATCGTTTAGAAACGCTGCGTCTCTTGATTAACATCCCCCCTGGGCACGGTAAGAGTACAATGCTCCAACATTTTGTTGCTTGGGCAATGGCGCATTATCCTGACTCACAAATTCTCTACATATCCTATTCCAAGATGCTAGCTGAAAAGAACACGGCAATCATTAAGCAGATTATTGAAATGCCAGCTTATCGTAATATATTTGATATAGAGTTGGATGATTCATCGAGTGCTAAGGGGCATTTTAAAACCACTGCCGGTGGCGCTGTGATGGCATTCGGTGCCTCAGGTTCGGTGACTGGTCAAGATGCGGGATTGCCTAACTTAGATAGATTTTCAGGAATGGTAGTCATTGATGATGCGCACAAGCCGGATGAAGTACATAGTGACTTATTAAGAGAAGGGGTCATTAAAAACTACAATGAAACCGTTAAACCCCGTCCGCGGGGGCCGAAAGTGCCAATTGTCTTTATCGGACAACGGCTACATGAGGACGATTTGCCTGCGTATCTAATTGCTGGTAAGGATGGTGATAATTGGGATAAGGTCGTATTAAAGGCGCTGGATGAGGCAGGGAATGCATTATCGCCTAATCTCCTACCGAGAGAGAAGATATTAAAGGAGCTTGAAGTAAACTCCTATATGGCTTCAGCGCAGTATCAGCAAGACCCTATCCCTGCCGGAGGGGCATTGTATAAGAAGGATTGGTTTCTATTATTGGAGGAATCACCGGATATCAAAGCAACATTTATCACATGTGACACTGCCGAAACTGACAAAACCTATAATGATGCTACTGTATTTTCCTTTTGGGGATTGTATAAGGTGACTCATAAAAGTGTGGAATATGAGAACTTATGGGCATTGCATTGGTTAGATTGCATAGAACTACGAATAGAGCCTAAAGATTTGGAACCTAATTTCTTGGATTTCTACTCGCAATGTATGCGGTTTAGAGTGAAGCCTAGGGTCGCAACCATTGAGAAAAAAAGTACAGGGACAACGCTATATTCTGTATTGAAATCACTTCAAGGCATACGTATAATTCCTATTGAACGAGCAGGGGCGAGTCAATCTAAAACAAATCGATTTTTGAGAATGCAGCGTTATATCGGCGATAAGTTGATAACACTGCCATCCGAAGGTCACCATACGCAACAATGTATTAACCATATGATTAAAATTACAGCGAACAGTACCCATCGTTGGGATGATATTGCTGATACGGTCTATGATGCGGTTTCTATTGGCTTGATTGATAGAACTATTATTAATAGTGAGATAGGCACGACGGATTATAAGGCTATTGGCCATACTTTGTTAAAATCGCAAATGAATATAGATAGGTTGAAGAAGGCAGCTTATGAAAGATAGTTTAGAATGGCATCGTTTTTATGAAAAATTGCCACCAGATATATATTCATCTTTAGGCTATCTTTGTTGTTTAAGAATGAATGATTTAAGTGAATATGCAAGATGGTATGAAGTTTTATATTATGATTTTAAAACTAAAAAGTGGTGTGAAAATGATCCGTCTGGATGTCATAAAGAAGATATTAAATATATAGATCATACCAGGGAAGGATGGCATTCTGTTACGCATTGGATGGAAGTACCGAAACCACCATTAATAAAGGCTGATTACTAATTATGAAAGATGAGGATGCAAAAGAAATAATGAAACCATTAATTAATCTCTTAAAAGAAGATATAAAGAATTACATGGAAAAAATGAAGAATTGATTTGTGTTTCTTGTAGAAATAAAACTAATTTTCTTCATTCTGTATTAATTAATTTATTTAATCAATTTATTAATTGTGGTAACGGAAAAAATTATAAAAAAATACTTACTGAACAGATAGCTAATGATTTGTATCAAGTAGCTAATTTAAAGAATTAATATTAAGGAAAGTTATGAAAGAGACTAAACTTAAAATGATGGATGACGTACTAAAAGATATAAAAAACTTAATTGTATCTTATATTGATAAAAATGAAGTAGATGTAATAAATTGTTTTAAAAATAAACAGACATTTATGAGTAATGTTTTAGTTAACTTATTATCTTGTTATATAAGAAGTAATTTAAAAAAAGAATTTAGAAAAGATTTTGTTAATAAAGCAATGAAAGAAATATACAACGATATGGATGATTAGGTGAAATTATGAATAATGATATAAATACAGTTCTTGAATTACAAAGTAAATTATCGAAAGATATCAGGTGTTCCATTAAATATTTCTTTAAAAAAAATCCCTGTGTTGGTATAGAAGCGTCAATATTATTTATTTCTATGAATCGTGTATTAGCCTATTTTCTCAATGGTTTAAAAAAAGGGCAGGAAGAAGATTTTATTTATAATGTTATATCTCATAATCTTCTTTCTTTATGTGAGCATTTGGAAATAAATTATAATACTTTAATTATTAAATCAAATAAGTTATATAAGGATAATAATAAAAAATGAATAAAGAAGATATTGGTTATGAAAAATTTAACGGAATTGAAGAAAAACTATTAAATGATTTAAAAGAAAAAATACATGCTGTATTTGTGGATTTTCTTAATAAAAATAGAAATAATTTTTCTATGGTTAATGGAATAGGTGATTTTAGTATAGCTTTAAATATATTGTGTAATTATCTTGGAGATATAATGCATGATTCTTGTGCAACGAAAGAAAAAAGAGAAGATTGTATTAAGCAATTCTGTAAAGGATTAGAGTTAATTGTTTCTCTTGATGAAAATAATAACGAAGGTATGAATTAGTATGAATAACTTTGATGAACAAGTAGAAGATGATGTTATAGAAAGATTGAATAAAGAATTATGTAATAACATTGCAATTTTAATTGATGATTTTTTGAAAAAAAATGATGTATTGATAAATAGTCAAATCCCACTAATTTTCCATGCACTATCCATGATGCTAGCTTCTCATTTGACTGTTATTAAAGACGTATATGATAAAGAATCAAGAGATAAAAT